ATAGCTAAAAAATATGGGTTAAAAGTAGGCGGCGCTTCATCTTTAAAGCCATTTATTGATATTGGAGCTAAACCAATTGATGGTTATCAACTTAGATATATATATTTTATAGATAAAAATTATAAGCAAAAATTAACCGTGCCAATAATCCCTTTTTCAAAGATTGACGAAATGGGTGCAGGAATGTATAAAGGTTTAAAGCGTGTTACAAAGGCTATCTCTGATGACCAATTAGAGAGCGGCGGTGCGATACCGACCAACACGCTCCAATATTAAACCTGAATATCTTATAGGTATGAGCGTTCCTCCTGTAATGATGGCTCAAATATCTCATCAAATATATAGACAATGTCTGGGTAAAAAATAACTTGCATTTATTATTAATTACTATATAATTAAAGTTATTAGATTCCTATCGTCCAGTTGGTTAGGACATTAGACTTTCACTCTAAAAACACGGGTTCGAATCCCGTTAGGAATACCATAACTATTAAACGAGAGAAAACGGGCATAAATATGGGTACTAGAAATTTAACAATGGTAATGATTAATAATGAATACAAAATTGCTCAATATGGGCAATGGGATGGCTACCCTTCTGGTCAAGGAGTAACTGTGCTTAACTTCTTGCGAGAGACTAACTTAGATAAATTCAAAGACACTTTAGGCAATGTAAGTTTTATTACTGAAGATGAGTGGAGCGACATTATTGAGAATTACACAGATGGTGGTAGTGTTATATTAGGAAGTGAAAATGATAAATATTGGAAGGAAAACTTAACGCATTTGGATAGAGATATTGGAGCAAAAGTGCTTGAAATGGTGCGGGACGGTGAGGCAACAAAACTTAATAATCGTATAGGATTTGCAGGAAATTCCCTATTTTGCGAATACGCTTACGTAATTGATTTTGATAAAGGAACTTTTGAGATTTACGGGGGGGTTAATGAGGAACCTATAAAAGAAGGCCGATTCATTTCTGGCGTAGACTACTTAGAAAAGATAGATGGTTACGAGCCAGTAAAGTTAATACAAGAATATAAGCTTGACGATTTACCTGATAACGATGAGTTTTTAAGTGATCTTGAACCTAGAGAAGAATATGAAGTTTAAAAACGAGGAAAAAATATGAACTTGCAAGCACACAAAGACTTATTAACCACAATTAAAATAGCATTAGCACTTAATGACTTTTCATGTGCTGATGAGCTAGATAAACCTAAAAGAACAATAAAACCTATTAAATGGCAGTCATGGCATGAGTCAGCAAATCGGTTTAAACAAGCGTTAGATTTGTCAGAAAAAACCGCTTATGAATGTTGCTTGGTAGCGTAGTTATGGATGTTATTGCATGGGATCATACCTTTTCATCAGAGCGCCCAATAAAGGTTTTGACGGCAAATAAAAGGCTATGGATAGTGACTCATACCTTATGCAAGGCATTGTCGCTTAAAGATCCTGATAAAGCTTTAAATGGCCTAAATCGAAACGAACATACTGTAATAAATTTACCGCATGAGGATGAGAAAGGAATAACAAATATTGATTTTCATTGTGTTTCAATTGAGGGCGCTTATTGTTTGATATTTCGTGCGGGGCTTGATATAAAGAGTCAGTTTTTGTTGTGGTTTAATCAAAAGATTTTAGTTTAATGAGTGTTGAGAATTATGTTTTTGTGCTGTTTTTGGTTCCACTTGTTATCATTATAGGGTTATTAATTTATCTTTATATGGTACATAAAACGCATGATAAAAAATAAAAAGTCATTGAAGGAATAATTATGAGCATAGATGGTTTGTTGTTAATTGCTATATTATCTGGTGCTGTTGGCGGTGTTCTTGGTTTAGTTATTGGCGCTTACATGAAGAGTTTGATTAATTTCAAGAAAAATGAGTTTACCTGTAAATCAAAAAGAACATATTCATAGAAAAAAAATGAAAGAATTAGAAAATTCAATGCGTTCATTAAATACAGGCGATGAATTAGAAACACGCCATTATTTTGGGCATGAATGTTATGCAAGATCTCTTTTTATTTCAAAAGGAACAACTTTGACAGGGAAAATATATCGTTACTCATGCATTAATTTCATAATGTTGGGTGATATAACGGTAGATACCGCAGAGGGAAAGAAAAGGATTAAAGCACCTGAAATATTAATAAGTCCTCCAGGTGTTAAACGCGCAGGTTATGCCCATGAAGATACAATATGGGCCACTGTACATGCAACAGAACAGACTGATCCCAATTTGGTTGAAGATGAAGTAATCGCAAAGGATTATATTGATTTTGATGAAGGTACAGCAATTACACATGATCCGGCAGGGTTAACACCTTGTGAGGAAGATGTATTTAGAACATTAGTCTTAAAGAAATTCAAGGATCGTGATGATATTATTCGTATGTTAATTGAAGAAAAATAGATATGACACAAATAATAGCAATAGCAGCAACAACAAATGAGCCATATAGCCCATTGACGTTATCTCAATTAAAGAGTCTTGCCGATTCATCTCCAGGTGCACTTGTTTTGGTTGAGTTTGATTCAGAAAGAGTTGTTGGCAGTATTGATGTTGGTGTGGTTACAACTAAAGGCTTAGAGGTGACTGGGAATATAAATGTCAACCCGATTGGTTTTTACTTAGTGCCAGGGTTTAGGCGGCCTGATTACAAGGTGTTATCTTATTCATTAACTAGAAGCCCAAAAGATAAAACATTAACGGGAATTAGGCAGATATGAAAAAAATAATTATGTTTTTTATGTTTATTTCAATCGCACATGGCGCGGTGAAAGATACGCCAATTCAACGAACTGATATTGGTGATGTCACTGTTATTTCAGAAAAAGTTAGTGAAGATAAGTGGCGTGTTACTTTTACTAATCATAATTTAGATAAGGCGCGATGTGCTCAAGTTAAATGGAAATTAGAGGATTTTTACTGGCATCCAATATGCTCAGGTGTAAAAAATTCATCAGTTACTAAATATAAAGGTGTAAACCAAGATAAATTTTGGAAAACAGAAAAAATATGTGTACAAGGTAAAAGATACACATCGCCGAATACAGTTAGTGTAATTGGGTATTTAAAAAAAATTAATGATGTAACACCAGTGGCACGTATTAGGTCAATTAGTGCGGGATTTTGTGAATAATATAATATCAAGAGTATTGAAGTTATTTAGTGTTCATAAGTCATCTTATAAGGGGCTTGTTGAGTGTAGCTCTATAGTAGAGTCTCACGGTTATATCGTTCATTTTTATTCACCTAGTATTCACATTTGTCATCATGATGAAGAATTTAATGATGCTTGTGAAAGGTTGGCAAGTACGGGTCACGTTATAACCACTAAAGATGGCGTGCTTGTTGGGAATTTTTATCCAAGAGCAAGATTTAAAGGAAATAATCGCCCATTTTTGCGTGTTGTTAAATAACTAAACTACATTATTTAATTAAAATTTAATCTATGTTAAGATTTTAGGATGATTCAAGGATACTTAATAACCATTACTTTTTTTTTACTTTCTTTTTGTATTATCTTAAGTGTTTTATATAAGAGGCGTAAGGAAGAGGTAGAGGTCTTTGAAGTAAAAGCACATCATTACAAAGCGGTTAGTGAATACATTGAACGGATTAATCGTGTCGTTAATGGCATGGATGGACAAGAAGCTTCTGAAATACGCAAAACAATGTCAGATGAAGTAAAAGCCACTGTATTTTCAGGTTTAGATAAAAAGACAATTGCGATATTTAATATTTTGGCTGATGGCGGTATAAATCCATTTCAACCTATGGAATAATCATGTTGAAAGAAACTAATTTATTAGTTCGTAAAGGTGTTGATGTTGAGACAAGAAATTTTACTTACGAAATGTTTATAGTAAATCCTTTCCGATATGAATTAGTAAAAAAACAAAAACATAATGAAGATATAGACAAAGAGATAAAAGCGAATTTGATGGATAATTGGAATCATTTAATTTATTCGGAAATTAGAGATAAATTAACAGCTTTGCGATCCAGGGTTATGCGAGAGACTGACGATGATCGATCAATAGGTGCTGAATTAGCTGATATTATAAATCTTTGTCAGATTCAACCTAATGACCGTTAAGGAAAATATTCTTAAGGTGATGAATGATATTTTGATGGATAGTCAGTTTATTGCTATGCGAGCGAAAGTTAGTAATGAGCAAACACGCGTGGTTTTGCAGGAATTGTTAAAAGAGGGGTTTGTTAAGGAGATTAATGATCGATGGCGAAGAACCTAAATGAAAATAAACATTTATTATGTATAATAGAATTTAACTGCCCCCTTGCGAAGTTGAATTAATGGAACTTGGGGACAGAAAACCGCTTTCGGGCGGTTTTTTCAATTAAAGTTGTTGCTTCTATCACAATAAATAAATCCCTTCCTAGTAGTTAATAAAAATCCACACTATCTTTAACTTTTAAGTTAAAATAGTGGAATGATCAGTATGTTAGATACGTTTACTAAAGACGCAACTGGCAAGCCTTGTGCGGCTAAAACTTGGTTCTCTATTGCATCAGCTATCATCTTATTTAAGTTTCTTGTTAGTGGCATGGCTTTATTTTCTTTTGACTTTGGTGATTTTGATTCTAGCGGTGCGTCAATGCTTATTGCCGCGTTTGGTGGGGTCTATTGGGGCCGTACACGCACGAAATCAGTTTATGGTGATGTAGGGGTTATTCTTCAGGGTGAAGAGCATGATCCAGACCATACGCAGCGATGATGCAATTTTATTTTATTGCTGGTATTGGCGCTTTAATTTTAGGATTATGGGCAACAATAACTATTCTTAGATCAAGAAAACAAAAAGCAGAATTTGAAAGAGACATAGCCAAAACGTTAGTTAGAGAATCAAAAAAAGTCATTAAGCACGAGAAGGAAATTCAAGCAAAAATTAAATCACGGTCAGTCGATGTAAAAAACCGAATAAAGGAAAAAATGGAAGATGTTGAAAATAATAATTTTGACAGTTTCTACGATTAGCTTAATTGGTTGTACAAAAGCTAATCAGCCAGTTCTTGTGGCGCACCCTGATTTAGTTATCCCCGTTAAACCCGAATTACCTAAATATAACCGTGAAATGATAAATTGTGGCAGGGATTTGTTTGTCTTGGATTTATGCCGCCGTATATTGTTACGAGAAACGGTGTTAAGTGACCATATAGAAACTTTGGAAGAGTTAATTGATGATCATAATTTGTTATTAAGCGAAGAACCTGAAAGCGGAAATTGACTATTTTTTATGCAATTTTCTTGCGCACGTGTTATTTTATCTAAATTCAAGTTTGTTTCGTCTATTTTATTGTTTAATAAGGCCAATGTTAAATCAAATTTTATTAGCGCTTTTATAAATGGAATAGATTGATTTGCCATAAGTCTTATTATAACAAAAAAACACTATGGATTGATTATGGATTGGAAAAAATGCCAAGAAACACAACCAGAAGAGGGTGAACCCGTTATTGTGTATAGGCCACAGACGCTTTATTCTGGTTGTTATGAGAAACCATTAGCAATTGCTATTTATACAGGTAAAGATTATACATGCCACCATCAACCGACTGAATTTTTAGAATTTCCATTGCCTGATGATTGGTCAATCCGGCATTATAAATATCAAAAATATTAATATGGATAATTTATTTGAAAGATCGTTTGAATTATTATCTGAATGTATTGAGTCTATTGATGGCGAGCTTTCAGAGCAAGAGCAAGTTTATCGAAAAATGGTCGTTCAACTTTGCAGTGAAATAGGTGAGTTTTATGAGCCAACCGAGTAATTTATATTTTCAAATCTCCGATTTTATTATTAATCCAAACGAAAGGGTTAGCCTGGAAGTTATTAATAAAATATTGATTCATCTTTGGATAATAAATGGTGTTCGTGAAGAAGGTGGCTTCCCAATTATTGTTTCTAAAAATTCTGGTTATCGATCAATTGAGCATGAGAAAAGACATAAGCGGTCAGGTTTAAGTGAGCATTGTTTTATTGGTGGCGGTGCAGCAGATTATACTTGCCAGAAAAAATATATTAAAAGGTTGGTGGAATTATTAAGAAAGTCAACCTATAAGCGTGTATGTTATTATCCAAAAAAGAATTTCATTCATGCGGATTTAAAAGGTTATGAAAAACAGTTTTTTATTTGCACAGGTAGAAGATGGAAGCGGCAATAAATCTTGTAAAAACTTATATTGAAAGCTAGAATCAGTGATATAAATTAAATAATGGATATTTTATGATTATAGAACGTGGTGGAGCAAAATTTTGGGCACCGGATGACTCTGCAAAAATAGTTAANGATAANTGGGAAGTTAACCCAAAAGAATTAATNCCCTATGATTTGTGGTTAAAACAACAAGATATAAAAGAAAAAGAAACAAAAAGGAAGGAATTACAAAAACAACTTGATGAGNTTGAATTTGCTGATGTTAATATAAAAAACGAATTACTTGATACTGCTGTTGAGCAATATAATGAACAAATAATAGCAGAGCAAGTAAGTATTCAAAATAAAATAGATAGTATTTAATGGCAATAACATTAGGCTACATTGACTCAGGTGGTCTTAGAGAGATTCACCGCAATGAATCGACTGTTTATGATCCTGACATATTAGGGTTAAGCACATGGAGTCCTGCTTCTGCGACAATGGCGGTTGGTGATTATATTGTCTTTCAACAAGACAATGATCGTGGTGGGCGTTTTAATAAATTAATTATTGATGTTTTTACAGCAGTTGCAGCGACCACATTTACTGGTATTTGGGAGTTATGTTCTCCGAGTGGTTCTTATTCAAATCCAAACTGGGTGGCGTTAACAGGTGTTATTGATGGCACTAACGGATTTACCACAGCGGGAACTGCACTTGAATTAACGTTTGATCTTGATGATGTTAATTGGGGTAATTACGCAAATCCTTATCTTGGAACGACAGGCCCGTTGCCGTATCATTATGCATGGAACATTCGTTTTAGGGTAACAGCTATATCTGGCGTTACTAATAATGGATCAGTGACTAAGGTATTAGCAGAGTGCAGAGAAATTGTTTTAGATGGTGCAAATACATATACAATGCAGGATATTTATGACGAGGATGTGTTGCAGGGCTGGGGGCTTATTGTAAAAAACAGTGAATATAATTATTCAGTAAACACAGGATTACGTGGAATTGATACGTTAACAACGTTTGTATCAAAAAATGAGCAAATTGTGTTTACAAATAACTATTCTCCTTATTTAAAATGTGTTTGTAATTATGGTGAATTAATAAATAATGAGTCTTTAAGCGGAACACATTTAGTTATTGAGGCTAGTAATTCAAGTTATATAAATAGGCATATTTTTGGTGCGAATGCAAACATTTATGATACAACATTTAAAATAGTTAAATATGGATCATTAACTTACCAGGGGTTTTGGGGGGGCGGTCTTGCTGAGTTGAGTGGGCAGTTAATTGGTGACAGTTTATTTAGTGGCTGGAGGAATTTTCAGTTTAAGGATACATCTGTGTTTTTAGTTAATGTAACTTTAATAGGCGCGCAGATAGAGCCTGTAGTTTCAACAATGATCGATTGTGTTGTAAAAGATTCTTCACAAGCAATAAGGCAGACGACTAGCAATGATGGTGATGTTCATAGATTTAACATGAGTGCTATTACTAGCTATGAAATAAATCCATATAAGCCAACTGACACATGGGGGTTAAGTTTGATTGATTGCCAGTATAATTCACTTACATTTGATCAAAAAGCGTTTTGGACTAAGCCAAATGGAACGCCAGGGGCTTATTATTTAGATTTAAAATTAAACTTTATTGTGTCACTTGGTATTTTTATAAAAGATGAATCTGGCAATGCAATTGATGGGGCAGACATAAAGATTTATGATAAAAACAATAGTTTATATGATACATTTACCTCTTATGATGGTTATGTGGGTTATGATAAACGAGTGTTAACCGATGCAACAGCTTCATCAGTTACTTTTACAGGGGGGCTTGATGGAACAGCTGGAAGAGGGAAAGAATTTATTGTCATAAATGGTTCTGGAGTGGGTGGTCGGAGTGTTATATCAGAATCGTTTGCAGCATCATTTAATTATGCGGAAACTTTAAGTATTATTCCTGTTGTAAATGATGAGATTGTTATGGTGCCTTATGTTACATTTGGTTATGATTCTCCTTCATCAACAACCGCGAATGCATATTCAATTTATACGGAAAATACGCCATTTAAATTAGTAATAACGAAAGAAGGTTATGATCCAATTATAATGGATAATGAGCCGCTCATGGAGAAATTAGATACGGAATTAATCATGATTTCATCACCTGTTGTCATAGATCAAGAAGGAATGTTATGAGATACGCTAAAACGGAAACGACCAATATTTTAGTTAATTATCCAAGTGGTGGATCAATAACGATTGATGTTTATCGGTTATCTGATAATGTTCAAGTTGTTACCGCAGCAGCGATGTCGAGTATATCAACTACAGGTATATATAAATACACATTAAATCAAACGGTAGCGTCAAAAGAAGAATATTTATGGATTTCTACTGATGGAACATTAACGAGGTCGGGTAAGGTTGTTATATCCGGTTATATGGATGATATACAGGCAGATTTAGATAATCCAAGCCAATATCAAACTGATATTACTGGATTAACCGCTAGTCACGTGGCAACTTTAGCGGCGATAGCTGCTTTAAATGATTTCGATCCAACTGCTGATCCAGTGGCTAATGTAACTTTGGTTGGCACAACAACGGCCAATACGGATATGCGTGGAACTGATGGCGCTAATACAACTGCTCCTGATAATGCAGGAATAGCCGCCATTCCAACGAATCCGTTATTAACAACTGATACGCGATTAAATAATTTAGATGCAGCGATTACATCACGCGGGGCAACTGGGGAATATGATGTGAGGATGATAGCATTACAAGCTGATTTGGACAATCCTACGCAATATATGGCTGATCTATCTTCGTTAAGCTTAGAGGCAACAAGTCAATCGATATTAACAAAGGCAAATACGCTAACAAATTATGATGATACGGCACTTACTGCCTTAATTAATGGAATAAAAACTAAAACGGATCAATTTACGTTCACCGGTGTAAATGTTAATTCAATTGCACAAGTAGTTTCTGATAAAACAGGTTATGCCTTAACAGCAGCAGAACGTACAGCGATAGCAGTTGCGGTTGAGCAGGCTATAATAAATGACGCGGATGGGCAGGCTGTCCTTAATGCGATAGTGGGGGCCATAGGTAACCAAAACGTTGATGAAGTTGCACTTGTTGCCGCGGTTCGTGCGGATTTAGAAAGGGCTGGAGGTAAAATAGACTTGATTCCAACGACAGATAGCGTTGCTGACTTAACAGGTGTTCAAAATTCAATTAATAATCTTAATGATTTTGATCCTAGTGCAGATACGGTTGCTCATGTAACCCTTGTTGATACCACGACAACTAATACAGATATGCGGGGGAATGATATAGCGCCTGATAATGCTGGAATAGCTGCAATACCAATTAATCCAGTATTGACGACGGATGCAAGGCTTAATAATTTAGATGCAACTATATCATCCCGTGCAGTAACGGGTGAATATGATGTAAGAATGCTGGCTATGCAGAATGATCTTGATAATCCTAATCAATATAAGGCGGATATAACAGGACTAAATGATATTGGTATTGCGGATATTCAGACAGCATTAACAAATCAAGGTTATACGGTTGGCCGTGCATCAAATCTTGATAATATGGATGTTGTTGTATCATCGCGAGGTGCAACGGGTGAGTATGATGCAAGATTTGTAACGGTACAAGCTGATCTGGATGATGTGAGTCAATATAAAGCTGATTTAACGCCGGTATTAACGGCAATAGGTAATTTAAATGATCTAGCTATTGCAGAAATACAAACCGCATTAACTAATCAAGGATTAACGGCAGCAAGAGCATTATTATTGGATCATCTTGATAAAGATATTTCAGCGGTTGAAGGATTGTCAGAGGTTAATTTGCATTTAGCACTAGATAGTTATGTTAACAAGTCAGATTATAAGGATGGTCCAATATCTATAGCAGATAAGGATGATATTGCCAGTAAATCTGTTCAAGCGTTAAAAGTAGAGGTTTTCTAATGCCAGCATTCCAAAGTTTAATTTTAGAAGCGAGCCAATTACCGACAGGTAATACATTCGAGGATCATATCCTTAATTTATGCAATCAAAGGCCAATACAAGTATTTGATAATATGGTTGCAGAATTAGAGGAGGAATTTAATTCTGAGCTTTGTTGTGATTATACGGGCGGTGTTTGTTAATGGCGACTTTAAATAATATTACCCGTAAACGTGGGGATAATAGGCGGCATGTTTGGACAATAAAAGATAAGCGGGGAATTATTGTTCCTGTTAATGATTGGACAGCATTTAGTTTAACCGTTGATCCTAATGAATTTCCAGTAGACAATACAGCGAATGTTGATGTTATTTCTGGTGCGTTGGTTAGTGATGGACTTGATGGGAAGATTTATTTTACGCCATCCAAAACAGTACCAGTAGGCGATTATTTTTATGATGCGCAAGCCATTGATGGGAATGGCGAAACATTTACATTTTCAGATGGGACTTATACAGTTGTGCAAGATAGGGATAAGACGTAAAGATGAATGAGCTGACTATTGAGTATTTGCCGGTTAATGAGTTAAAGCCTTATGATAATAATAGCCATACGCATACTCAGGAACAAATTGCATTAATAACTAACAGTATGCATAAATTTGGGTTTACAAATCCTATTTTAATTGATGAAAAAAAAGAAATAATCTCAGGCCATGCAAGGCTTGAGTCATCACATAAAGTAGGTTTTGATAAGGTTCCAACGATTACACTGTCAGATTTAACTGAAGATCAAAAAAGAGCTTATGTGATAGCAGATAATCAATTAGCTAAAAACGGTAGTGGCTGGGATTTAGATAAACTTAAATTCGAAATTCAATATCTAGATGATGTCGGTTTTGATACTGATTTGCTTGGATTTGATGATGATTTTTTAGGTGATTTAATTTTTGAAGAGGTTGAAGGATTAACGCCTGAAGATGCTGTTCCTGAAGTTTCTGATGAGACAATTAGTAAGCGGGGTGATCTTTGGTTATTAGATGGGCACCGAGTTTTATGTGGGGATAGTACAAGTATTGAAGATGTGGAAAAGCTTTTAAATGGCAAAACTATTGATTTGGTATTTACTGACCCGCCTTATGGAGTTAGCTATGCCGATAAGAATAAGTTTTTAAATGAAATAGATAAAGGCAATAGAAATCAAACACCTATTGAAAACGATCATTTAACAATAGAAGAAACAGGGCAATTATGGGCTGATGTGTTTTCTTTATGGTCACCATATATGGCAGATTATTCTAGTTATTATATTGCAAGTCCACAAATGGGTGATTTGTTTTCAATGATGATTTTGATAATGAATGAAAATCGCATGCCTTTACGTCATCTGATTGTATGGAATAAAAATAATCACGTCTTAGGGCGTTGTGATTATAATTATAAACATGAACCTATTTTGTATGGGTGGAATAATCGGCATAAATTTTATGGGAAAGGTGAGCATAAATTTTCTGTTTGGAATATAGATAAGCCATTAAAGAATGATTTACATCCAACAATGAAGCCGGTTGCATTGGTTGAGAATTGTATTAAAAATAGCTCAGAAAATAATCAAATTGTAGCGGATATGTTTTTAGGATCAGGCACATCAGTTATAGCCGCAGAAAAAAACAATCGTATTTGTTATGGTATGGAATATTCGTGTGTGTATGTTGATTTAATAGTTAAGCGCTGGCAAGATTACACAGGGAAGCAAGCTATATTAGAATCTACAGGTGAGACTTACAATAATAATTCTGATAAAAATGCATAATAGACAATTACACAGATATGGCTAAAAGAGGGCGGCCAAAAATTGGAATTGACTGGGATAAGGTTGATGCAATGTGTAAAATACAATGTACTGGCGAGGAGGTAGCCTCAGTTCTTAATATAGATTATGATACATTGCAATCCGCATGTAAGCGAGAAAAAAAAGTAAAATTTTCGGAGTATTCAGTTATAAAAAAAGCTGGCGGTCGTGCCAGTTTAAAGAGGAGGCAATGGCTAACCTCAGAAAATGGCAATGTTACTATGCAAATATGGCTTGGTAAACAATGGCTTGGACAAACAGATAAAGTAGAAAGTAATAACATGGATGAGTTAAAAGGAACAATTAATATTAACCGCCCGCCAAAACCAGATATCATTAAGTAGATAATCTTATCGACATAGATTTAACAATTCCACAAGACGATTTCTTTTTTAGTGAAAAAGAGCATACCGCTGCATGTGCCGGTATGGGAAGTGGCAAGAGTCAGGCGTGTTTGTTATTATGCGCTGAGAGAATGACTAAATATCCTGGTATTAATTTTGGTTATTTTGCACCTACCTACGCTGATATAAGAGATATATTTTATCCGAGGATAATAGAATTATTTGATGAACTTAATGTAGATGTAAGTATTAATAGAACAGAGCATATTGTTAAAGTAAAAGGTTATGGTCAAATTATATGTAAATCTCTTAATGATCCTCATTCAATAAAAGGTTTTGAAATAGGTGACGCATTTATTGATGAATTTGATTTGTTACCTATCGATAAAGCACATCTTGCGTATGATAAAGTTTCAGCTCGTTGTCGGATGGTGTTTCCTGACGGCAAGATAAATCAGAAATATATAACAACTACGCCTGAAGGATTTAGAGCAACTTACGATCTTTTTAAAAATGAGGCATCAGAGCGTTATTTACAAGAATCAAATCTTGTAATGATGTCCACATACAGTAATGAAAAAAATTTACCTCCAGGATTTATTCAGCGATTAGAAGCTCAGTTCCCTGGCCCACTTATAAAAGCCTATATTGAAGGCGAGTTTGTTAATTTAACGAGCGGTACTGTTTATCACAGCTATAATGATACATGTAATACAGATGTCGTTTATCAACCAAATGAACCAATTCATATTGGAATGGACTTTAATGTTAGAAATATGTCGGCGATAATTAACGTGGTTAGAAATGACGCTTGTTATGCTGTTGATGAGTTATTAGGTGTTTTAGATACACCAACTATGATTGAATATATAAAAGACCGATATTATGGTTGCTCAATTATTGTACGTCCTGATGCATCTGGCAAAGGTACGTCGAGTAAAAGTGCGTCATTAAGTGATATTAGTTTGCTGAAGGATGCTGGGTTTTGGGTTGATGCACCTAATAAAAATCCTTTTATAAAAGATCGTGTTAATTCAGTAAATGCAGCATTTGAATCAGGGAAAGTAAAAATTAATAAACAAAAATGTCCAACTTTAGATTTATCTTTACAACAGCAGATTTATGATAGAAATGGTATGCCTGAAAAAAGAATCGATTCTAATATCGATGATGTTGTGGATTCTCTAGGCTATAATGTATGGGGCCTATATCCATTAGAACGCTTTAAGTTAACAAAAAGCACTAAAAATTGGAAATAATATGGATTTAGACGAGCTTAAAAAAACACATAAAGATTATGCTAAACGTGTTGCTGAATGGAAGCTTTATCGTGCGGCTTTTGGGGGTACTAAAACATTAATAGATTGGGGGGCGCTTAAGCAGCATGAACGGGAATCAGAGCTAAATTATACACGCAGGAAAGAAAGTGCTTATGGTTATAATTTTACACGCCGGTTATTAACGATAATAAATACGTTACTTTCCCAAAAAAAACCGATTAATGATTATGGTAAATTGGAAGATGATGATTTATACGAATTATTTTTAGATGATTGCGATTTTGAGGGGACTGATTTTGAAACTTGGTTATTGGATCAACAGCTTTTATCATTGCTTTATGGACATACTGGGGTATTAATTGATAAGGCTGTTATTAAAGGCGATAATGAAAGAACTATACTCCAAGATATTGAGGAAAAAAATTATCCTTATTTAAGCATATTCTCTGCACTTAATATTTTAGATTGGGAGCATGAACGTGTTAATGGGAAGCCTATTGTTACTTATTTAAAATTAATTGATGATTGTTGTCAGTATCGTCTCTGGTGGCGTGATCGATGGGAAACTTATGAAATCGATGAGCATAATGGTCAGCCAAAGTTGGTCGATAGTGGTATTAATCCACTTGGAATTATTCCTTTTGTTTGGCTGGTACGTGGTGAGAATAATAACCGTTTTGTTGGTGTGAGTGCAGCAGAGGAGGTTAGCCGCATTGATATATCAATTATACGTAATATGAGTCAAGGTGAAGAGGTTGTTGATTATTCAGCATTTCAAATATTACTAAAACCGTTGTTAAGACATGGTGATCAGGATGATGATGATGCTGGCCCTCGTGGTATTATGGAGTTTGATCCTCAAAACCCACAGAGTAAACCAGAATGGTTAAAATCTGATTCAGGACAACCAATTGGTGCTATATTATCTTGGATTGATGCAAAAGTAATAGAAATGGCTAGAATGTTTAATGCCAGTGCATTTTTTAGTCAATCAAAAGCTGCTGTATCTGGTGATTCAAGGAAGAGGGAATTTCAATTGATGGATTCTAATTTATCAAATGAATCTAAGTTGTTAGAAGGATTTCAGAAAAGGATTATTTATTTTTGGTTATTATGGATTGGACGGCCTGAATTAATCGATGAAGTAGTTATTTCGCGGCCTAGAAGTTTTGATATATCGGATAAAGCTGAAGATGTTGATTTATTGACTATTGCAAAAAGCATGGTTGAATCAACAACATTTAGGCAGGAAGTTGATAAGAAAGTATCTCGCACTGTGTTGCCTGATGTAACTTTAACTATTTCTAATAAAATTAATGAGGAAATAGAATCGTTAAAAGAATTGCCCGAAGTGTTAGATGATAATGAAGAAGAAACTGAAGAACAATGACGTTAGATGATACAGAGGTTTTTATAAATGCACTTATTGATACACATACGGGCGAAATATTAGGCGTATTAGAATCAGTAGAAAAAAAAGCATTCACAGAGATTGATCGAATTGATATTAAACAAGACGGTAATATCGTTGCGCCAAGTACGTCTTTACCACAAGCCAGAGCGGCAAGTTTAGCCGTTCAAGTCGCATTAAGCCGTCGTATTTTACAAAAGACCAATAAAGTTATAAAAGATTTTAAAAAAATTGATCGTGTTATTAAGGAAACTTATTCTGAAAAATTTAATAAGTCTAATAAAAGAGCTTTAATTGCAGCAGCAAAAGTAACTTTTGAGGATTATAATAGCATTACAGTTGATACTAATCGCCGGTTAAATAAATCGATTATTGATTATTCAGTAACTGGGCTATCAAGGGATCAATTAAAAACAGAAGTGCAAGGCATCCTAACAGGCCACAAAGATGTGCGTGGTGTATCTATGGCGGTCAGGTCTGAACAATTTACGCAAGATGCTATAATGAATTATCATCGTACAGCCAATTATAGAATAGCTAAACAAATTGGTATTAAGCGATTTAAATACTTTGGTAATTTAATAAATGATTCAAGGCCTTTTTGTCTTGCACATTCAGGTCAAATTAAAACTGCAAAGGAATGGGAGGCAATAGGTAATAATCAAAGTTGGAAGGGCAAATCTGGATCAAATATATTCGTTTATGCTGGAGGATATAATTGCCGTCATGTATTATCTGCTGTATTTTAAGTAAAAATTGCACCCTTTTGTTTTATATGGTATATAATTGTTTTTATACATCGATACATTTAATAGGTAATTGAAATATGAGTGAGTTTGATGCATTATTTGAATTAGGAAATGAAGATAGTGAAAAAGAAGGGGATGAAAATATATTTAAGGATTTATCAGAAGAGCAACGAAAAGTATTAATTGATAAGGCTGAAACAATAACGCAGGGACTGAAAAAAAATAGGGATGAAATATTACAAGAAAAGGAGTCAGAGGAATTAAAACGTAAGGAAGCGCAAGAGGAATTAGACCGGATTAATAAGGAGGTTGAGGATGCAAAGCAGAAGTTAGATGAAAGTGAGCGTTTAAAGCAGATAGAAAATGCACAAAAAGGCAAGGATTTTGAGTCATGGAAAAAGTTATCACAAGAAAGCTTTGAAAGAGAAAAGGACGAGCTAGAAAAGAAATCACAGGAAAACTTTAATCGAGCTGAAAAATTATTGCAGGAAAAGGTTGATTTAACTTTATCAACAGCGATTAGTAAGATGAATGTCAGTACGGAGGGGTTCCCAGGAGTTCAATCATTACTCCGTAACCGCATGACATTAAGTGATAAAGGTGCGGTATTATTGGAAGGTGCTCCACTTGAAGAGTATCTAAAAACATGGGCGGATAGTGATGAAGGTAAGTTTTATATAAAAGCCCCATTAAATGGCGGTAGTGGCTCAACCTCTGGAAGTAATACTGAAGTGCAAGGTAAAACATGGAAAGAGATGTCGTTGGATGAAAAAGCATCATTAAGACGAAGTAACCCAGAAAAAGCGTTAGAATTACAAGGGCAAGCGTAACAAATAGCAAAAGCGCCAGGAGGCGTTTAATTAAGCAGGCAGGAGTCTCTTAATAAATTAGTAATTTTTAATTTATAGGAGGCTTTATGGCCAGTACAAGATTAGCAGATATTTATGAACCACTAACTTTTGCAGAAGCAATCGATGAAAAGTCAGTAGAGTTAAACGCATTTATAGCATCGGGGGTTGTAACAACTGACCCGATGATCAATGATCAGGCAGCAGTAGGAGGTCGTGTAGGCGATGTTATTGCAAATGCACCTTTGGCTACTGATGATCCAAATATTAGTTCAGATGATCCAACCGTTACCAGTACACCTAAAAAATTAGGTGCGCATGTTCAGAAATGGCGACTAAGTGCATTAAATCAAAGTTGGTCATCAATGGATTTAGCTCGTGAGTTAGGTATTCCCAATCCAGTTCAAAATATTACCACTAAAATAGGTAAGTATTGGGCGACAATTTGGGAAAAAAGAGTTATAGCAAAAACAGAAGGTCTTATTGCAGATAATGTTGCCAATGACTCATCTGATATGATTGTTGATGTTTCAATAGAGGATGGTAATGCGGCTGTAGCTGCAAACTTAATTAGCGCGAATGCTGTACTTGATGCAAAACAAACGCTTGGTGATAGGGCTGATGATTTGTCAATTATTGCGATGCATTCTGTTGTTCATACTGCACTACAAAAGCAAAACTTGATTCAAACAGAACGTAACGCAGATGGAGTTATTTTGTTTCAAACTTATTTAAATTATCGTATTGTTATTGATGATTTAATGACTGTTGTTGCGGGTGGAACGTCTGGATTTAAATATACAACTATATTGTTTACTTCAGGTGCGATTGGCACAGGTAATGGTAAAGTCGATATGCCAACGGAACTTGAAAGAAAACCAGATACAGGTAACGGTGGAGGCCAAGAGATTATTTATTCTCGTGAATCAAAGGTTTTTCATCCTTATGGTTTTAGTTTTACCAGCGCATCTGTAGCAGCTGAATCTCCAACAGCGGCTGAGCTAAAAACAGCGGGAAACTGGGATCGTATCTGGCAGCGTAAAAATGTTGGAATAGCCGCGGTGATTACAAATGGCTGATGAACCTATTGTAAAGAAAAAGCCAGGGCCTAAGCCTAAAGATGAGCCAGTTGAAAAAAAGGAAGAGCCAGCAAAGGAAATTTCTCTCAATGATTTAAATAAGAGCGCAAGAGAGCAGGCAAAACGAAGTTCGTCTGAGTAATATTGTGGCATATTCAAGTGATGTTGATTTAATTAATGTAAAAAGAGATATTCTTTCTTTAGGTGTAGGTAGTTGGCTAGAGCAGCATGATGAAGCTCAATTGCTTATCGATAGGGATTTAGAGGTCTCTTGGTTTCTCGGTGCGGCAAAAGAACGCCAAACATCAGATACTATTACATATCAATTTAATTCAGCATTACTTGAACCAACGCAATTAAAACGACTATCTATTTATAAAACACTGGAATTAGCTTATTTGTTTTTGGCTCATGAGTATGAAAGTGATCCATTTAGAATCGAAGTAGATACTTTTAAGCAACGCTACAATGATGAATTGTTAAGTTTATTAGCTGTTGGTGTTAAATATGATTGGAATGAGGATGCTACTTATTCTGTATCAGAAACACAACGGCGTTCGCCTAGATTATTGAGGCGAATATGAGTGGTGTAGAGGTAAGAAGGAATTTTGATTTAAAATTAGAGGTATCACAAGCTTTAGATTCTATTCAATATGATGCGCTTGCCTTAAAAACAATTGAAATCATTCTTGAAAAAACATCAAGTGGCGTGGATTTTGACAATAAACCGTTTGTTGAATATGCGGATTTTACAAAGAAAGTACGTAAAGAAAAAGGACTGCCAACATCTAAACCTGATTTATTTTTTACAGGGAACATGTTATCTGGGATGACATCTATTGCAGATAATGATGGCGCTGTTATTGGATTTTTAGATCGAGATTCTAGCAATAAAGCCTATAGGCATGTCTTAGGTAATGGCGTTCCTGTTCGTGATTTCTTTTTTATCAATGATGATGATGGCGATGAGTTACTAGACCTTGCTATGTCTTTTTTTGATGACGCTATGTGATGGAAAATTATTTAATTGCAGAATCATTAATTATAGAGAGATTAAGAGATCAAATATCGAATATTAGTGTTGTTTCAATTTCAGAGCTAGCTACAGTAACAACTAGAAGCCAGCTTATTCCTGCAATTCAAGTTATTTATTCTGGGGATAAGATAGAGGCTGAAGGTGGCCAGGTAAGTGGACATATATTCGCAAGGCAAAAATGGTTAGTCGTTTTGGTTGTTAGAGATAATCGCAGTATTACTGATGGAACAACGGTAGATGTCGCAGGTGGTGAATATTTAATGCAGATTATTGTTGCGTTGTCAGGTTATCAATTGTCGTCCGATCATGGTTTTTTACGTAGGGAATCATCACCCACCACACAATACAAAAATGGATTTGCTTATTTTCCATTAATGTTTAGTACAAAAATTGAAACAACAGGTTCTTTAATATAAATATTGGAGTAAAAATATGCCTTCTAATGAAAATTCACGGGTTGATTATGAATCAGGAGTTACCCCGTTTACAATGTCAGCATTGATTGATTCAGGGGATAGAATAACATTTAATTCACAAGCCAGTCAGTTTTCAGAATCGGCTGGTAATTCACCAGATATAAAGCCAAATGGCATATTAACCGGCGGTGTTGTAATTCCTGCAATATCTGCAACGGATGATGCCATTGATATTGCAACGTTAACTTGTAATCTTAACGGTGTCGTGACAACCGTTGTTGCAAGTACTGATGAAGCAATAACACGGGCTGGTACAAATGTATCAAAAGTTAATTCAATAACCATAACAAATGCTGGTGCAATCGCTGTGCTTACAGGAACAAATGGCGCTACAGCAGCGTTTAGTGAAACAAGGGGCGCAGCAGGTGGACCGCCTTATATTCCGACGACAAGTATAGAAATAGCGCAAGTTAGGGTGACGGCCTCAGCCGCGGCACAAGTTACGGTTACTGAGATATTTGATGTGGTTGGAACACATACTGAACGTGCTGATTTTCCTGTGTTTACTAAAGCAAATACCACGGCAACGGTTAAGTTTGATGTGGCTTTACCTGCATCACATACAGGCGATGTCGCAAAAGGTGTTTATGCAAGTTATTCTGAGCCTGTTTTTACTGAACAAACGTTTGCAAATGATTTTGTTCCCGCAGAAACAACGCATTCAACATCCTCAACGCAAGTTTATGGTGCAACTATTGGTTCTAATTCACAAACATTAAATCAGGGTTCTTTTACTGCTATATTGAATAATGGCATAACTGATCCAATTTTATCTCGAAAAAATGATACGTTATGGTTTAGATATTTTCAGGATAAGTTTAAAACTCCGTTTATATTAACTCAAGGAAAGCTTGGTATTTCACGAACATTTGGTGCGGCGGACAATCCACAGGTAACATGTACAATTTCACCTGATGTGGCCAGTGTCGATAAGGCCGGTTGATGTACATTTACATATTTGATGATGGTGGTGTTTATAAGACGGATGAATTTATAGAGGACGTAGATTTTAAGGAATGTTTATATGTGGGCGTGGGAACACTTAAGGAATATGTTGGTGGTGAATGGATGGAAGTTGAATGCTATGAGGGTGCTTAGTGAGTTTTGACGTTCAAAAGTTTATGCGGACTCAATTTGAGCCACGTATTGAAATTGTAGATGTTCCAACATTAAAAGAATGGTTTAATGATGAGCCTAAATGGAAAGTTAGAGGGCAAACTGCAAGTGAAATAGCAAAATCGTTTGAATCAGCAGGTCGAAATAAAAATCTTGATTCTATTATCAAAGCAATAAGTAATAGCCAAGAGCAAGTTAATGAATTAAAACACGCGATAGGCTTATCTGATAATGTACCTGATGATATTGTTAAACGACTTGAGCAACTGGTATTTTGCAGTGTTGATCCTGTTGTTGATATGCCAGCGGCGGTAAAGTTAGCAGAAACGTTTCCTGTTGAATTTTATACTTTAACTAACAAGATAGTTGAATTAACGGGGTTAGGTATGAATGTCCCAAAGTTGAAAGCCTCTGGGAAAATTACAGCATAAGAAATAAGATGACTTTATGTGATGCCAGGGGCAAGTTCTTATATGAGGCTTGCCCTTCTTTATTTCCAGAGGGTGAATTAACGAGTACTGAAGTGGTGTTATGGGAATTATTTTACAGAGAGCGGAATAGCAGAGCTAATAATGGCTGATTTAGAACGTACTGTTGAAATTATATTTAAATCCATTGATCAGACAGGAAGTGGGTTAAGTTCTGTATCTGGAAAATTAAATGATTTTGAGCGTAGCATAGGTAAGGTCTCAGCTCCGCTAGCCTCATTAGCAGGCGATATTATAAAAACAGAAGCGGCAGTGCTTGGGTTAGCTGCGGCTTATGGGATTTATGCTGTTTCTGAGGCAGCAAAATTTGAATCAGCGCAAATTGATTTAAATAAAGTTTTAAGTGATATTGATGCGCCTGTTGAGTCATTTACTAAAACAGTCTTTGAATTATCTGAAACATATGGTGTTGCATCATCTAGTATTTTACAAGGCATTGCAAATTTTAAACAAGCAGGATTTACAGCGTCAGAATCTGCAAAACTTCAAAAGGATGCGCTGGATTTAGTTATTGCGGGTGATGTTGAAGCGGCGCGTGCGTCAGAAATATTAGTTTCATCATTAAAAGGATTTGGCGCTGGCGCTGATCAAGCCACACGGTTTATTGAAGCATTGAATAATGTTTCGAATAAATATGCGACAGATTTAGCCGAATTAGCAACAGGCATGGGGCGTATTTCTCCTGTTGCACAGCAAATGGGGTTTACGTTTGAAGAAACAACGGGATTGATTACACCGGTAATCGAAGTTTTTAGAAGTGGCCCAGAGGCAGCCAATGCATTAAGAACAGGTCTATTGAAATTAATCGATGATGCCAAGCCTGTTGGTGAAGCCTTAAAAAAAATCGGTGTTTCCCAGTTTGATGCAAATGGCGTTATGCGTTCAGGGAAAGATATATTTCTTGATGTCGCTAATGCATTTAAAACTTTAGATCAAAATCAAAAACTTGTTATTACCTCTCAATTAGTCGGTATTGAACAAGCATCTAAGATGGTTTCTGTTTTTGATAATTTAGGGAAAGTTCAAAACATTACTTCGGCTGCAATGGAGCGCACTGGCAGTGTTACTAAAGAGGTCGAATTACGACTTAATAGTGCTGAAAAACAAGTAGACAAATTTAAAACGACATTTAGCAATTTAGGGATTGTTGTTGGTGGAGAACTCCTAGATAATTTCAAAGGGGTCGCTGGCGGTGCGTCAGAGTTAACCAGTGCTTTTTCAGATATAGTAAAACAAGGCGGGTTAGCACCGTTATTTAATGCACTTAAACCGTTATTAGTTGATTTTGAAGCCACATTAAAAGGTATTGCCGTTGCTCTGCCTGATGCGTTTAAAGGTGTTGATTTTGATGGCTTAATTAAATCATTTCAAAATCTAGGCGGTGAAATAAGTAATATTTTCGGTGACTTGGATTTAACTGATGCGCGAGATTTAGAACAAGCATTACAAGGTATTGTTGACTTTATTGCTTTATTAACTAATGCAACGGCAGGTGTTGTTGAGGGATTTAGCCCGTTTGTTGATGCAATAAAATCACTATTAGAATCATTAGCTGATGGCGATAACGATATGGTGGCTTTTGGTTCTAACTTAGTTGGCATGGGTGCCGCTGTAAATAAAGTCATACCATTGCTTGGTTTTTTGGGTGATACATTAAGCTTATTAGCTGATGTAGTGCTCGTTGTTGCGGGAGCAAGAGGATTTGCTGCCTTTGTTCCTGCTGTTAGCTCTGCTGCAACAGCCTTACTTACGTTTAATCCTGCTGCTGCCGCGTTTTCGGCTGCTATGGGAGCTATTGCTTTTGCCATTATTGAAAATATAAAAGCTTTTAACGATTGGCAGGATAGAGTAAAAGGAATTAATAAAGATGCACAAACCGCAGATGATGTAATAAAAAGATTACCGCAAACATTTGAAGAATTATCTAAAAAAGCAGGCGTTTCTATTAAATCAATGGATGATTTTAATAAAGCTGTTGAGGATGGTAAATTAATAGCGAATGAGGCAGAAGGGGGGTGGAAAGGTGCAGGTGAGGGCGTTAGGGATTTTGATGCGGAGGTGGAGGCGGCGCTTGGTAATTCAATCGAACTCAGAAAAGAAACAGAACAAAATACAGCTTCATTAAAAGAAAGCGCTGAATCGACAAAGGCATTAACTCAAGTTACTAGTAATGCGGCGCAGGCTGAGGATGAATGGATAAAAACCATTGAAAATGGTCAAGTCGTCTATACCAATAAAAATAGAACGCTAGACGATACTGGAAAAAATTTAAAAAAGGTTAAGGAAGAAACAGACAAATTATCTAAATCTGAAGAATTAGCAATAAGAAATGCGGCTGAATTAGAGCAAACACTTGTTAAATTAGCGAGCAATGAGCGAATAAAAGCATTAGAATTCTCTGCAAAAATAGAAGTGGCTAATGTTGAGGCGGATGCGAAGCGAGTAGTTGCGGCTTATGAAGCGATTTCAAGTGAAATTGTATCAACAAATGATTTACTCGGAACTTTAAATCAAGAGTTTGCAAATGCTAGTGGTTTTGATAAGTTAGCTATTGATGATCAAATCGATAAAGCAAATGATCGTGCAGATCGACTTTTAGATCAGCAAGAATTATTAAATACTGCTAACGTTAAGCATTTGAATGCCCGTACAGCACAAATAGAACGCGGTGGAAGTGATATAACTATTAACGCAGATAATTTATCACCTGAATTGCAAGCTGTATTAGAGTCATTAATTAATAACATACGCATTAAGGCAATTGCTGAAGGTGCTGCATTTATTACAGGTTAGTTATGATTGCAATAAGCACATTAACGTATGATATAGATGGCCATTTAATCTTATATGTTAATCCTGATACGGATTTTGGTAAAATGACTCGCCGTCATACTCGAACCGCTACATTAGATGGGGAGAGCGTTATTACTGATTTAGGTTATGCATGGTCAGATATGACTTTCAATATTAATGTTAGCCGGATTACTAACGAAGAACTTGAGCAGTTAAAGTATTTAATTCAATCTTATCCAGTTTTATTAATCAGTACGAAAGAAGGCTGCTTTGAAGGTGCGCTTGATAGTCTAGATAGTCGGATTTACCCTATTTCATTTAATTTTTTGCCATTAAAAAAGGTTAGTTAAATGGGCGTGGGTAAACTTCTATCGCATACCGGCAAGGGTTTGTATGCGGTTGAATTACAATTTCGTAATGATTTTATATTAAAGCAACGCGCAGATTTAGCAAAATTAAAAAAAGAATTAGACGAAGAGTTAGTTAAACTTCAAGAAAAGTTGGATGAAACTAAACAGGAGATTATAGATACACAGGATGATTTAGATTTATTGATTGTTTCACCCCTTTTTCCGTTAACGCATCGAGATATACTTAACGGCTTAACGACTCAAGAGGAAAAACGGGAATTTGATATTCGCCAATTACAACGAAAATTGGTTGATCTGAATCGCGTTCTTGTGGATACGGAAGAAAGAATAAAGGTTAATAATATAAAGTATGCGCCTGTTATTGCTAACAAACAACTCTATGACGATCATTCAACAAGCCCGCCACTCCTTGAAGTATGGTGCGTTGATTATTCCCAAGATTTAATTATAAAAGATAAAGAAGGGAATGAGGTTGAAACTTTTGTTGAAACCATTGAATCGATGGATGAATATAACGATCCCAATCAATTCATTAATTTACGTCCTGTTGTTGGTAAAACTTTAAAGGAATTAGAGGGTAAAATTGATTCAGAAGGACGGTTAACGCTCCCTGGTGAGGTTGATAAACGTACCTTACCACATAATGAGCATGTGTTAAATTCAGGGGCATGGACAATCGCTTGGAATTGGATGACATTGCCGTCTATGCAAACATGGCGTCCTTATTACAAAATAGCTAATATAACGTCCATAGACCATCAAAAACAAACATGCCGTATCAGTTATCAAAATCAGGAGTTTCGGAGCAGCATACGGCCTTTTCCTGTTGATTTTGATACTGTTGACTTTACTGGGGGCGAAGGACGTTATCAGGTTGAATTAAATACCGTTCATGACAATGTGCCGATTGTTTACATGGAATGTGGTTCTTCGGTCTTTAAAAAAGATGATGAGGTGATTGTCGAATACATTAAAAGGGACCCTGAGAAACCAAGAGTTATTGGATTTAGGCATGATCCTAAGCGTTGTTTAGTTCAATATCTTATTTATATAAGTAATCAGAAATTATTAGCACGAGAAATAAGTAGTTTAGGAGGATTTTCTAATACGCAGATTGATTTGTTTAAGACAGAGACAGAAGTTTTAGATTGGCGGTTTAATTTAGAACAGAGCTTACGTTTGAATTGCGGTCAACTCATGTTAAATGATGAAAATGATGAGGAGATTGAAAACGTTTATAGTTTTGATATTGCTCATATATATAGAAATGGCGTAGATTTAGAACTTTTTACTGTTATTCCAGAACAAATAAATGCAAGGCCTCAAATCGTGTGGCATTTTCCTAATGTCATGAGAGGAAGAACTATAAGTTTTGGTGTTGGAATATATGAATCGTTTGCAGAAGATCATCCTATTGGAATAGTCGGTATTGAGGTTTATGAAAGCAAACTTTATGTGTTAGCAGAAGCTAAAGTAATCAATGCAACAGGCCGTATGTTTGCACCTAATACTATTCTAAAAGCTGGTGATCCAGTACCATTGCCTTGGCGTTACCTTAGTGGATGGGGTTTTCTTGTTCTTGTTTATAATATAGATGATGAAGGAAACTTATTTTTAATCGATCAAATACATATAAATACAGAAGTCTATACTTATGCTGAACCTCGGCCTGGACAAGCTAATATTGCAATTCCTTTTTTTAATCGATGGGATGAAGCAACGCCTTTTAATTTAACAACTCGTGG